CTTAGTAATTATTTCCATGTTTTAAAAAGGGGGAGGCCAGAGGGGAGGCCAGGATTGGCCCAACCTCCCCTAAAACTAAGTATATGATAGAAAAGCTTACGCTACTTCTTCGATCTTACCGTGAGCCTGTGGGTGGTAAACACCGAGGGTCAAAGCGCAATCAACGTAGCCACGCTCACCACCACCCTGATTCGGGAGGCGAGTCGATCCCATTGGGATAAGCTCGTGGACGCCGTAATACTCAGGATTGAGCAAGTAAGCGTAGTCCTTGTTAGTCGTGTCAGGCATACAGTCAGGATTGCCATTGACAATCGAGATCATGCCGTGATCGGACTGATAGAACTCAACACTAAGCTTGATCTGGGCTGAGTCACCGTTGTAATTAACGGTACGAACGCTGTCAGCATCAGTTCCGCTTACGCCAGCAGTGCGAGCAAAGTCAGAGATGATGCGACGAACAGCAGTGTCAGCGATCATCGTCAGGTTGTTGCTTGTTCCAGTTTTACGGAAAATAGAAGTGATGAGGTTATTCAACACGGTTTCCGTAAAGGCACCTTCAGCGGCAGCGTGAATGCTGTCAGCAGGAGTTTTGAAACCAGCAGGAACAAGTGCATCAGCAGCACCTGAATCAATCCAAGCGCCAAGACCAGCAAGAGCGTAAGCTGTGTCTGTTCCGTTTTCAGCAGCGCGAGGTTGAGTACCACAAAGGGTTTTTTCAATATCACGCTTTATTTCACGGATAGACTTAGCTTCAGCTTGAGCAATCTTAGCGGGTCCAACGCTGTCAACAGCTTCCTGAAGATCGGAAACTTGGTAATAGCGACGGAACTTTTGGATGTAGTTTCCAAGACGAGCTCGTCCCGAAAACTTATCAGCGTTAGCGTCAAAGGTAACGTCAGCACCTTCACGGATGCCAGTCGATGAAGGAGCAGACAAAGCGTCTACCGTCCACTCAACGAATGTTGAGGATGCTTTTTGCTTGGAAGCAGAGGAAAGGACTGGAGTTTCTTCAGGAGCGAGAATAGTCAAGACATCAGTCAAGTCCTCTCTATTGGAAACACCAGAACCAGGATTAGTCGTATCGTATGTATTTGAGAATGCCATTTTAGCGATTAGTTAATTGTAAGGTTCTTAAAGTGATGAAATCGTCTTTGCGTCCAGATGATTTAAATCGGTTCTTTTGATCTCTCAGGGCCTTCAAAGAAAGCCTTTCAGTTTTCTCAGACATTGCAGACGCTGGGGTAAAACCGCTAGGAGGTGTTAGCTTAACCGCTTTCTTGTTAGCTGGCTTGCTGGTATACGCTATTGGTTTCCTTCCATACAGACTGTTTACAGCGTGAGACATATAGTAAGGTATTAGAGAATATAAATCAGGAGCCAATTTCTCTAGCTGCTGTAGCCTTGGGTCACTCATAATAGATATGAACTGACTTTTTAGCTCGTTATCATTCTCGTCCCTCAACCACTCAAGCTCTTCTACTGCCTTGTTGCCCAACTGCTGACGCATTGTTTTTGCGTTCTCCAAACGTTGAAGCGTTTGCAACTGGTCTGGAATGTATGCGTCACGCGACTTTCGAGCACTTTGAAGAGCTTTACGCACTTCGGCCTTAGTCATCGGGCGACCTTCTACTGTAGTTATTTCATCGTCAGCAGAATATTCATCGGACTCAAACAGCAGATCCTCTGCCCAACTAATAACATCATTCACCTCGTCATACTTCTTTTGAAGATCTTCAAGGGTTGATATACTAGAAAGGGGATTGTCCTTAACTTCAGGCTCCTTGATTTTTAGCTGCATAGTTTGCAACTCCTCCTCAACTGCCTTCCGTTTAGCTGTAAGCTCACTAATGCGAGACTGTGCGCCGGGAATGAGTTTCTGACGCAAAGCGTCTTTCTGCTCATCCGACAAACTGTCTAAATCAAACTGTGAAAGAACATCATCCTCGGCAGCTTGCTCGGAAACTGGTTCCTCGCTTAGCTCCTCAGCCGACTCTTGAGACTCCTCTTCGGGCTTTTGCCCTAGCATTGCCTCACTACGTCTCTGAACAAAGTCAGACGCAGATATATTTTGGTTGTCCACTGATTTTGGTTCAGCCTCAGCGATGGCTGTGTCGATTTCATCGTTCATAACTGTTTCCACTATTTACGCCTAGCGATTGCGTGGAAACATACTATCACAACTTACAAAAAATCTTTGTGTCTTTTTTCTAGTTTTTTCGAGTCAACCATCTGCAATATCTGGTCATAGGTAATTATCCTTCCAGATATTTGCTGAAGCTGTTCGGTAGAAGCCTCGTGCATATCTCCTATGCACTCCTCCCGCAAAGCTTCTATCACCTTGATAAAGCGAGCAAAATGCTCATAGTTATGCAAAGATTGTATATCTTTTTCTAAACTCATTGCTGCATATTCTGGGTCTGCACTCCTCCCATCTGAGCTGGAGCTGTACCAATTTTACCTATTTGCGCGTTCTGAGCTTGTTGCATAGAGAACTGATATTGGCCCATATACTTTTGCAAACGCTGCGAGAAAGCAGGATCAGTTTGCATACGCTGGGCAATATCCGGTTGCTGCAAATATTGCTGAATAATTTGAATAGCCGCTTGAGCACCGTTAGGACGAGCTGGCATTTCGATGCCTGCATAAATTTTAGATAAATCATCTGTAATATCTTTAAGAATTTGCTGCTGAGCAGCCTCTACTGGTTGAAGAACGCTATCAGCCAAGACCGGATCTACGCTTCCAGCAATTAGCGTAACTAAATTATCTACATTTATTCTTCCGTTGCGATCCAACTGAAGCAAAGAAATCATTGAGTTTAGTTTATTCTCCTGCTTTTCGGGATCAGTGTTTTGAACATCATAGGAAATGGTTATGTCAAAGCTTTCATCCGGGTTTCCCTTGCTAAACATCTGAGGGTCTGGAACACCAGTAACCTGAAAGAAAATGCTGTCTGGCCCAAAACGCTGAAAGCACTTGTAGCACATTGCTATCACCTTGGAACAATGCGTTAAAAACTTGTCTACCAAGAACTGCTGCCTTATCTGACTTACTGGACCCTCGCTATCCAGACCAACAAGCCTGTCGGCCTGAGCTTCTTGGGTCTTCTCCATTTCAATCGACCCCTGATTGTACACAGGAGCAGGGCCAAACTCAAAGTCTCCCTTGCGGCGATATGGTATCATCCTGCCCGGACCCCAATCTGTTGGAGCCTGTCCCACAGGATGAAGGATGGGCGGCACCGTCGCCAAGCTGTTCCGGTCGATGCGACTGTCACGCTCAATCTTTACTTGGTTTTGTATGCCACGCAGCAAGTCGGGTATGGTCATCGTATCATACAACCTCTTACTGTCTTCGGATAGCTTGGTAACTACAACAGGATAGTCTTCATATCCATTCAGCAGTTCAAACTTTGCATAGCCAGGAATGCCATCAACGCCACTAAACTCACGATGAAACACGGTGCAATATATTCCCTCTGAACCGTCTTCCTTGTCTATTAACCGTTGGTAGCCGTAAACAATTTCAATTAGCTCTTCAGCTTCATAGGCATTATCGGTAAGACTAATAGACCTGCGTCCCTCTTGTTCACGCTCGATGGAGTCTATGTTTACGCCACGATATTTTTCTACAACATAATCTACAAAGTTTTCATCCCACCCATCGGTAATTACTTTGTTCTGCAACTCCTGCGGAGTGTAGTAGGTTTTCCAAAAACAATATGGCGCCCGTTGGGGATCGGTAACATACGGAGGGAAAATAAAGTCACCATCAGGGGCTAGCGTCCTTACCTCTGGAGCATTTACCTGACGCCTTACTATTGGTAACTCAGCAACCCCCAGTTCTCTCAAATCCTTTAAAGCTTTATTAGCCCTAGACTCAGAAACACCATCGAAACTGGATTGAAGCATCCTAACAACTTGATCGTTGTCATTTTCAGAAACAATCATTTCACCCAACTCTGGGTTGATTGCAGATATTTGCTCTAAACTAAGACGTTGAAGGAAACTTCTGTCCTCCATGTGCCAACCAACATAGGTGATAAGAATGCCACGCTCCAACATATAGTTGGCTCCCAGTTCCATTTCCTGCTTAAACCGAGGAATGTAACCACTCTTTACCATCCACTTCAAAAAATTTGTAACCAAACGGCTCCTTGGAACGTCGGCAATTTCCACTGGGAAAGCCCGTATGTTTGCCCTGCTCATGGCAGACATAAACAAAGAAACCAATCTGGTTATACGCTCATCAATAACATGGCTTTCCATGTCAGATGCGCCTTCCCACGGGAAAGCATCAGCACCGTGCTTTCTCAGGTCGCGGCTCTTTCCTGGCCACCAATTTCGGCGATCATCATAGCTGCTCCTGCATAAATCAAAATATGCCTCAAGCTCAGTTACAGACTGGTCATAGGCATACCGAAGAGATGTAATGTCGGGTTTGTCGCTAACGTAGGTTAGTGACTCAGAAATCGAGGCGCTTTGCATTTACCTTGTTTTTAATTCGAGAGAAAACGTGGTAGAAATATTGTGAACTAACGCCTATCTTATCACATAAGTCGCTAGATCTTATAGAGTAAATATCTTCGTTGTTTGCAGTTCGGCACAATATCTCCCAAGCAAGTAACCTATCAATCTGCTCGCAAAGCCAACGACGATTTGTCGTTATGTCATCTGACGTATCTATAGGAGACTCCGATTGCATCTTCGATTGCTTCTATCTTTATGTTTTTTCCAATCAATGTATTTTTGAGCTTTCTAGGAATGCAGACCGGAACCTTTGCTTCCAAATCTTTTACAAAAGCGTAAACATATCTAGGGTTTGCTGCTCCATTTACAACCTTGCCCGAGTAGTGCTT